TGGAAGTCCTTGACGAGTATGACTATTAAGTATGAGAATCCTTGGAGATATAATAGAAAGGTATTTGAATCTACTGATATTAACGACTATTATGGATTTGTATATCGCATCATAAATAATACTAACGGAAGAGAATACATCGGACGTAAATACTTTTGGCAGTTTAGAACCCCAAAGGGAAAGAAACGCAAAGTAAAATCTGAATCTGATTGGAAGAAGTACTATGGGTCTTGTCCAGAACTTAAGGAAGAGATTGGGAAGGTGGGTAGAGAAAATTTTAGTCGAACTATCTTATCACTACATCATACAAAGGGCAAAACAAACTTCGAGGAAACCCGACAACTCTTTGCAAACGGAGTTCTTACAGAGCAACTTGACGACGGAACACCAAAGTTCTATAATAGTAACATCCTCTCAAGATACTTCAGAAAAGATTACTATGGAACCGAAGACAACTGAAGATATTGTTGCTCATGTTAGAGAGTGGGCAATTGATAAGATAGAAGATGCAGAACTTTGTGGAGATAAGATAGCATTGTATGCAGAGTTTGGAGACTGGATTGATCTTGATGAGGTAGAAGAATTAGAAATCGTATCACTAGAAGAAGACCTAGAAGAAGGGGGTTGACAAGGGTTGACAGAGGTGGTATATTATATTTGTTGAGTTGACGAACCCAACACGGGAGTGACTGAATCAAACTTGCTGGCATAAGGCTAGTTAAGGTGATGCGTCAGGCGTGGTGGCCGCTAGGGGAGTCCCTAGAACTGTCTTACCAGACAGGACGTAGACAGTGAGGTAAAAATCTACTAATGTAGCAATGCCCCTTACTTGTTGGTACACATTAATCCAACCTCCCACCCCAATATTTTTTTGATTATGAGATTCAAAGCATTAGTTTTCGTTAGATTGAGAGGATCTGTATCTGATGCTGCTGGTAATGCAGTAATGAATAATGTTAAAATGGTTGCCCCTAAACTTACTCCTCATTTGTTGAGGATTGGTAAGGCAATTGATTTTTGGTTTGATGCAGAGACTGAAGAGATAGCAAGAGAACAAATGGATCTTCTTTCTGATAGAATGCTTTCCAATACTGTGATAGAAGATTGGGAATATAAATTAGAAGAAACTGAAGAAACTGGCATAGGTAATATATCAAACGATAATGCTGGCACTTCAAAGCATCATTTGTTTGGAGAATAAAATGGAAAAGGAAGAAAGACCTTGGGGACATTATATTGTTACTGACCAAGGCAATAGATATAAAGTTAAAAGTATTCATGTAGATCCTGGTGCAAGTCTTTCTCTGCAGAAGCATTATCATAGAGCAGAGCATTGGGTTGTAGTTGAAGGAACTGCAAAGGTAGAAGTTGATGGTAAAGAAACCTTAATATATGAGAACCAAAGCACCTATATACCATTAGGAGCAGTTCATAGATTATCGAATCCAGGTAGAGTGCCTTTAAGAATAGTAGAGGTATCAAGTGGATCTTATCTAGGAGAAGATGATATAGAAAGATATGAGGACAATTATGGACGTACAGATTAAGACCAATGTTAAGTGTAAGATGTAAACAGTGTAATACAGAACTCACCAGTAGTAGTAAAACACAGGTGTGCGGTTGTCCGAACATGATGACTATCACTGATGATGCTGTATCTGCAACAGATTTAAAAAAGGTAGTGATAATCCGACTGGATAAGAAGGAAACCGAAGGTCTTACTTCTAATGATCTTGAGTGGCAAGAGAAAAGAAGAAAGCGTAAAGTTCGTAGGTTAGACTTTGAAATTAGATAAATAACTATACTCAAATCAACAACTTGCCGTGTAGTTTTAGGTAAGGAGGTTTGGGAGAAGCATTTTAAAACTAAATGACAGACAGATCTATAGAGTCTGATCTCAAGGAAGTCCATAAAAAACTAGATGATATTGAAAAGAAACAAGAGATGATGAAAAAGTTGTACCAATTGGACAGAGATCAAAGAGCAAAAATGGGTGAACGCCCATCTGGACATATTCATGAAATGATGTAATAATAAATATTACATCTCATACTTCGACTATGACCGAAGAAGCGATTAAAAAAATCTGTTATACTAAAGCAGAAATAGATGCAATGATTGCCGAAGCCGTTGAAGAGGCACGGAGAATAGATGAAGCATCTATGGCAAAGCATAATAGAGAAGCAACTATCATCAGTATGATACTTGGGTTTACTTGTCTTGCATTATTTGTTGATGGACTTCTTAGGATACTAGGAATTATTCCTCCCTTTATGCACCTTGACGTAAACATCATTGATAGGGTTACTGATAGAGTTGAGCATGATGTTATAGATAAGATAAGACAAGTTCCAATTAAAAGATTACTTAATCGATGAACCCAGTTACTGATACAGTTTTTTTAATCACATGGATTCTTCTTTTAGTGTGGGCAGTTCGTTCTGTTATTTCAGGATGGAGATCTAGAGCAGTTCAAGATTTTAATTCTGGTCGTATATCAGGTGAGTGGACTACGGAAGTAAGTAAACCAGTGCATCCAGAAATGAGAGACGTAGCTCCTGGAACTGAATTGTTGGGAGTAAATTTTGAAAAGAAAACAGAATGCGATCTAGAAGAGTATAAAGCTTTACAACAGAGAATAGAAGAGTTAAAATCTGAATTGGAAGATCCTTGGGAGGATGATGACGATGATGACGATGATGACGGTAACGTACCTTCGCCTATAAACAGATGAGAACACAAAACAAAGAAAATTATTATTACATCTTTTGGGTTATAGCAATGGTTGCTTTCATAGCACCTCAAGTCATGACTGCAATAGCATATCATAGACTTGCTGACATTCTTAATAAACCAATACAAGTTGAGTTAGTATCACCATTAAAATTTAGGTTATAGAAAAATGAAAGAGTTTTTATTTTTTGTATCAAATTTTTTAGACTTCTGGTTCTTACCTTTCATCATTGGTCTTGCTGTTTCTATTGTTATAGAACAGATTTTAAGAGCAAGTGGTAATCAGTATGATCCTAAAGCAATAAAAAAAGTAGAGACTGCTACAAGAGTTAGAAAGTTTCTATGGAGACAGAACATTATCTTGAACTTTACTTGGTTTCTCTGTTATTTTTTACTATTAATTATGTTGAGATCCACTCCTAATGCACCTATGCCTGATATGATTTGGCAAGGTTAACTATATACATTACTTAATTTATCACAATGAAAATCTTTTTAGACACTGCTGAAACAGATGTCGTTCGTAAGCACTTTAAAAGTGGATTGATTGATGGGTTGACTACAAATCCTACTCTTATTCGTAAAAGTGGTAAGAATCATGAAGATGTATACCAAGAGTTTAAAGATATTGGATTGACTGATATCAGTATGGAAGTGATTGGTAACGCAGAGAATATGATATCGGAAGGTAAGAGACTTCATAAGAAGTTTGGTAAGGTTGCTACAATTAAAGTTCCTTGCACCGTTGATGGACTTGCTGCATGTAAGGAATTATCAAGTCATGGCATTAAAGTAAATGTCACATTGATATTTTCTCAAGCACAGGCAATTCTTTCTGCAAAAGCAGGAGCAACTTATGTGTCACCGTTTGTTGGTAGAGTAGATGATAATTCTTTTGGTGGGTTATGCCTTGTCAAAGACATTGCGAAGGTGTATAATGTTCATGGAATAAAAACTAAAGTCCTTGCTGCTTCTCTTCGTGGCGTAAGAGATGCTGCTAGAGCATTTGAGTATGGTGCTGACATTGTTACGATGCCTACAAAAGTTTTTGAGGGTATGTATAAGCACATCTTAACTGACGCTGGACTAAAACAGTTTGACATTGATTATGCGGAGAGCATTAAGTAATGAAAACTATTACAATTGAAGAGTATGCAAAAGATCCTGATGATATTATTAGGAGAGTTGAGAATGGAGAAAAGATTGCAGTCACTGATGGAAAGGTGAGTGCTGTCTTGACTCCTTCTGATGAGTATGTTCGTTTACATACTACAGGAGGAAGTGCAGAAACTTGACTTCCTCCTTCTAAACCTTTATAATAAAAACGTCCACCCAACAAAGCAATGACGCTTACCACAAAGTTTAAGAAAGACATAAGCACCCTTCGGGCTGCTGCAAACAAGGAGATTTATCTGGATGTAAAGAAACCAAAGTTGTTTAAAAAGGTTAAGAAATATTACGAAAGAGAGGAAATGATACAGTTTACGGGTGAACCCTTGGAAGATTATGATATACTAATGGAAGTTATAGCAGAGGATCTAAATTAATGAATGTTCTCCTTGAAAGATTCCCTTATCGTTATGTGGAGGTTGGAACTCTAGAGAACGGTAGACCTGATTTTCGTATTCAGAAGATGGATAACTATTCTCCTAGATGGAAGGATATGTATCTATGTGATAATGGTATGCAGTTCACTCAAGCTATGGAAGACTTTGAATATACCAAATGGTTAGATCCTTCTGGTGTTCCTGCTTATACTAAGGGTGACTATTATGAGTGATGAATTGACTCGCATTGCTAATGCCCTAGAAAGGATTGCAGACTTCTATGAAAAGGGTCTGCATGTCGATATAGATCATGCACACATTGATGATATTGGTGAGATACATGGGGATGTAGTAACTCATCCTAAACAATTCTAAATAAATAAATAAAGATACGAATTTTAAATTAAGATCATGGCAAAGGGAACAGCAAGTAAGTCATCAAGTGGAGCATCTATGTCAAAGTATGATGTAGAAGTAGAGGCCAGATTGAAAGCATTGGAAGCACAAGCACATCCAGATAGAGCATGTACTGATGGTGATGATGGAGATAGAG